TTGCCGAAGAGCGTCGTCGATTGTATAAGTTGCGCCACGCAAAAGACAAGGGAGTGGCTGGTCGTTTAGCATCTGCTCTTCTCTGGTAATATTATAAATGAATGAACAACGCCGCCTTTACCATCAGGAATACAATAAACAATATTACCTTAAAAAAAAGATGTCAAAACCAAATGATGATGATTCGCCGAAGTTCAAAAAGATGAACTCGCTCGAATCAAAGACTCAGAGAATTATTAAACAACTACAAGCAACAGAGGCTCGCATGAATCGGTTTAGAGAAGAATTGAAATCGGCTACTATTGTATAATGAGCATTAGCATAAAACACAACGAAGTGCCGCCATTGAAGAAACCCAGTTTCTTGGTCGATGGCAAACTACATGAAAAACTAGATGACTATGAAATCGGCAAGCTAATGAATAAACCAAACTTCACGCTCTTTTTAGGCCGTGCTGGGTCCGGTAAATCTACATTGCTTATTTCGCTATTACAATCACCCAAAATGTTTAAGCGTGTTTATCATACCATCATATTGTTTTGTCCACCAAACTCACGTGCCTCTATTAAGAATGATTTTTGGTCTGTATTACCCGAAGAACAAATCTATGATAACCTTAATTATGATAACCTAGCCGAGGCATACGGCATCGCCGAAGAAAACGCGAGCCAAGGTTTTAGGACATTAATTGTCCTCGATGATGTCCAGAAGGATTTGAAAGGAGAGGCCGAGAAGTTGCTTCTCCATATGGTAAATAATCGTCGCCACGCCGGACTCTCTATATGGATGGCTTGTCAGACATACAAGTCAATACCTCGACAAGTCCGTCAAGGTCTTACTTCGCTATTCATTTTCAAAATCCAAAAGGGTGAGATGGCGACGATATTTGAAGAACAAGTAGAGGTCGATGATAAAATCTATAAAGAGATTTTAGCACACGCTTACAAGGGGGCCCATGATTTTATTTTTATCGATTCATCAACTCAGCGCATTTTTATAAATTGGGACGAAGTCATAATGAATGCCGAAGAATAAAAATATATAGACCCATATATATAATGCCATCAGCCAAAGAATTTTTCAAAAAGCTCGGACGTGATACAAAGAAATTTTTCTCAAAGGGCGGAGCCGCCGATGTTGGACTCCGCAAGTTTGGCAATACTCTATCCAAGGTTGGAGGTGTTGCTGAGAAATTAGCCCCGTTAGCTATGGTCGTTGCGCCCGAGATTGCCGCGCCATTGCTGGCGGGGGGAGCACTTGCCAAGGTCGCCGGAGGCACAGCAAAATCTGTGCGCAAAGGAGCAATGGCAGCAAGAGGAGCCGTAGATAAGACAGCCGGTGTTGTTGGCGCTATTACTTCTGGTATTGAGGCGGCAAGACCGCCTGTCGCTGAACTTGGCGCGAACTTCGCATAAAACAATGAATATATAATATCATCCTCTATTATATATTAAAATGTCCGGAGAACCGTATCCAAGACCTGACGTGAACCAATCAAAAATGCAGATATCAGCGATGCCGCTAAAAAAGAGTTTCAAAGTATGGCTCGACACAAATAATACGGCGTCTTATTCAGGCCCGCAATTTGATGCTCGTTTTACAGTTGAAATGAATAATCTCATTACCGAGCCATGGAGATTGAAATCCAGTTATGAAATGACATTCTCATTTAAAAGTATTTCTTCTTTATTTGCTACATCTGGAATTACCTCTACGAAACTATATAAGTGCCACATAGATTTAGGCAAAGGCACTCCGTCGATGTATCAATATAATGCGACTCGCATACCATCGGGTCTTGTCGGCGTTAGTAGCGAAGGCGTCGGCGTATATACCAACGTAGCCGCCGCGTCTTCATTTGATATTCCGGTTTATTTCAATTCGCGCCCATTAGATAATGCCCCAGTATTTATTCCTAGTTTAGATGGAATTAGCATCATCAATATCAACCTCATTGACCCTACTAGTGGAACATTCAATAGTGCAGATAACGCAGGTATTAATGCCGCCACCAAATACATTGTATGTATTAACTTTCGAGAGCTTTAATAGAGGCCAAAAACCATTTATATAATATCTGTATTTTGTATAAATGAGTACCAATTATGGATTTGAACCAACACTTGATGGATTAAATAATATTGATGCTGATTCATCAACAACTTCAAATATTACATGTGATACAATTCAAATAAATGTTTCCGGCAATGCGCCGACAATTGCGAATCCTCTTGATTATTCAACTAGTATAGCAACAACAGAATGGGTGACAAATCACACCGGTGTTGGTTATGTGACTTTAAACACATCACAGACACTAACAGCTGGTATAAAAATTTTTACAAATCTACCTCAATCGTCAGCAGTTCCTTCTTTGGGGGACGATTTGGTAAACAAAAGCTTTACAGATGCAACGTATGTAGATTTGGTAAATAATGAAACGATAGCCGGTATCAAATTATTCACATCATTGCCCCAATCGTCAGCAGTTCCTTCTTTGGGGGACGATTTGGTAAACAAAAGCTTTACAGATGCAACGTATGTAGATTTGGTAAATAATGAAACGATAGCCGGTATCAAATTATTCACATCATTGCCCCAATCGTCAGCAGTTCCTTCTTTGGGGGACGATTTGGTAAACAAAACTTTTGTTGATGGTGCTATTAGTGGCGGTTCTTTTGTTACTACAAATACAACTCAAACCATTACGGGTGCTAAAACTTTTTCTACAAATACTCTAACAGCAAGTGCAGGAGTAACTATTAAAAATGGAGCAAGTGCTCAAACCGCAACTCTAACTCAAAATGCTACAACTTTAGATGTGATTGGTGCGGGTGATATATCTATAAAACCTACAAATGATTTTAATGTTGTTACTGGAACAGGCAAAGATATAAATATTTCGTGTCCTTCAACCGCTCTTCTTCCTTCTACTCAAACCTTTACTACTGGAATAACAAACACTTCTTCGTATATTGCTTTGGAATCACCTACTACTTATATAACAGGTTTAAGCACTCAACCTAATTTAAATATTGCTGGGGCTTCTGGAACTATTTACGGTTTTAAATTTTCAAGAGGCGGGACGACATTAGCAGCAGTTAATCGTATTAATTGTTCTTCTACAAATGATACTTTATATTTAGAGGTAAATAGTGGAACTCAATTAACCATAACTAATTCAACAGTTTCAATTGCGGCGGCGGCATCTATAACAGGAGCTACGACGATTGTTGGAACAACCAACATCAATACAACAGGAACATCGTCGACCAGCATTGGCAACCTCACTGGAGATATAGATATTATTGGAGACACAACATTAAATCAAACAACATATCCTTCAACTAATACATTACAAATTGGTTATACAATCACGAAAACATTTGCTACGACTGTGTTAAGTGATACGACAGGAACATTTTCTGTGGTTGGAACAGGACAAGCAATAGGAACAAACAAGGGGGTTTATCTTATAACGTGTGGTTTTGAATTGTCAAATAGCGGAAGTGATACTATGACTAATAAAGCAGTTGTTTTATCTCTTACAAGTGGTTCTGGAACGCCTGTAAATGCTTTTGGAGCGTGGGAATATTATGATGAAATTAATGATAGCATGGGAGCAGGTGGAACGAGATATATTGGTACTTTATGTGGTGTTTATATAAAAACGACTACATCAGCAGAATCACTATTTTTAAATGGATATGCTAATACTAGTGGTTCTGCTACCATATCTTGCATCGGAAATTGTTCTATAACAAGAATTGGATAATTAATGATTTTTTTGAAATAAAATATTATACATTAATATAGATGTCACACTTTGCGTATATTCAGCCGAAAAATGGGCTCGCCAAAGATGCCGAAATCCATGGGCTCGTGGCAAAAATCATTTGTAAAATTAATGAAATCCCCCGTCATCAGGAGTATAAGCACGATATGGAGCTTTTGAAAATGTGTTGTATTATGGTTGAGCACGCCATTGACAACAATGGCAAGAAAAGCAAGAAAATAGACAAGAAAGAAATTATCTTCCAAGTTTGGACCCGCGTTTGGAACGGTCTTAAACCAGAGGATTTGAAGGCAATCGAAACTCACATCGAGTTTCTCTGGGAGAACGGATTTATCGTGAAGAAGTCTTTCTGGTCGGTTATTAAGCACTCTGTGTGTGATTGGGTTCATCGCAAGATTTTAAACTAATTGACTCGGCGATTGATTATGTATTCGATTATCTTCGCGACGAGTTTTTAAAAAAAATCGGCTTACAAAAACGAATGATTGCTATGATAACAACAGTAGCCAATCTTGACATTTGGTCGGTTCTTACGATTATTTTACAGAAATATGGATACGCATATTTACTCAAATGGGTGTTTTGGATTTCGTTATTATAAAATATCTACTACTATGTTATAATGTTTAAGATGCCCGACTACAAGAGAGGATTCGTACAGGCGAACAAAGTAATTGTCCCGGCTACTGTCGAGAAACCGATTTTGGCGTCATTACAACCGACGGTCCCCATTGCCCGCAAAATGATTGGCGGTGCTGCAGGAGTTCGCAAAATTATGTTCATGTAATCTATAATGCCATACAAGATTGTATACCACGATGGCGGATTTATGATTCATGATACCAAAGGTCGCATGTTCTCGAAAAAGCCGCTCACCAAGAAAATGGCGATAAAACAGCGCATCGCCATTGCTTTAAGCGAATCGCGAAAAACTGGAAAACCTGTTTCAGATTATTTTGTATAATAATCGATAATATTTAGAACAATATTATCGCATAAAAAGTTCGGCCTCTATTGTATAATGGA